TTGTGCCCCAATCTCAGCCAGCTTCATCTGACCTCTGATTTGCTCCAATTCACACTGGCGGGCAAACATAAGCATCTCATGCGACCTTTCATTCTTTTTGTCAAAGAACTTAAGAACTTCAGGAGCCAAGCGGAAAATACCGCCTAACGCCCCACCCAATATCCCACCAAATACTTCAAACATAATCAATCCTCCGACATATCAGTTGCCGCCAAGTTTATACGGGTCTTCAAAGCCGCAATATCCTCTGGTTTATCTTTAAAACCAATGGCTATATACCCCGCAAACTTACCCATATCTGGGGGGATAGAGCCTCTACACATAAACTTTACACCTTGTTTAACACCCCACTCACCTACTTTGGATGATGGGTTGAATTCTTCACAGAGAACTTCGTTGTTAAGCATAGCCACCATCGCGGCATTACGGTCTGCGCTTGCATTAAACAAGGATGTTACCGTGCCTTCCATTGTCTTTTCCCGTGATCCATCAGCATTTAAAGCCAAAACGGTGGTACGGCTGTTTGTCGCCAAGTTAGCCTTGTGAACTAACACAACTAAGCCATCTACATCTTTCATCAAACCACGGGCTGGTGCAAGTAAGTTTTCCTGCTTTGCCAACTGAGGCATCTTGTCCTGTGTCGTAATAGCGTGAAGGATAACTTGGCGAGAATCCCATGCAAAGTAGCCAGCAAAGGCTAGGAACGACAACAGGATGACCGTAAACAGCTTAAATGGATTGTCAACCCACTCAATCAAACCTATGACTTTACCAAGGGCGCTATCATCTTTTTTGGCTTCTGGCTTAGGTGCAGAAGCTGGTGCGGCAACAGACACATTGATTGTCTGCTCTGGTTTGGGCTTGGGTGTACGCCGTTTAACAGGCGCTACCTTTGCAGGCGCTTTAGCTGTGGCTTTTTTTGCTGTGACCATGTTTAAACCAATTTATCAATTTCTCGTTTTAAATTGTTGATCTGGATGTTCAGGGTTATCTGTTTCATCCTAAACTCATAAATCTCGTACTCGTACTGGTGAAACTTCTTCACCGTATTGTCAATCTGCACCTGCAAGGCTCGTTCAGCGTCTTGCTTTTCTATGCGTTTAATAAACACATCTTGTTGCGGGGTAACCATTGGTTGCACGACTGGATACCACTTGTCGTAGCTGACTTTCATTTCTTCTCTCGCTCAAGTGCATCTTTGTACCCATGGACAACTTTGTTTCTAAGCCATGTGGAATCTGCCGCACCCGCCCACTCGGACAAGTTGTTCCAAATGACTATGTATTCTGTTGACTTGCAATGACCAGCGTTCCGATCCAGCCACGCCATCATTTCTTTGTGCCGTAGCGTTGGATCGTGGACTGTGTAACCAATCCCATAGAACTCGCGCACATAACAGCCATTCTTGGCTACGGCTCCAACTAGCCCCAACAGCAGTAACAGAAGGAGCCAGCGCATTCATCTTAGAACGTGATAGAACCATTGGCTGTGAATCGGTAGACCCGAAAGCCTCCAGCCACAGTGATTGTTGGTGAACCTGTTGTGCTTGTAGCGGCTCTGAATGTGTCTGGATAGCGGAGGATGACGATGCCGCTACCGCCAGCGTAACCAAAACCGTAAATAGTTCCTCCACCCCCGCCACCAGTGTTAGCTGTTCCTGCGCTAAGCGCCCCACCGCCACCAGCTCCACCTCTTCCGTCAGCGTCTAAACCGACCCCGCCACCACCACCCGCATAGGCTGTAACAGTTCCACTGATAGAGGAAGCAATACCAGCTCCACCATCTCCAGCGTAGCCGCCAACAACATTTACCCCCACAGTACCCGCACCACCGCCGCCACCAGACACATATTGAGCACCGTCTTGCCCATTTCCACCATTATTACCCTGCCCAGAAACCCCTACGCCACCAGCGTTTGCGGGAGCGGCAACCCCTCTACCCCCACCGCCAGAGCCTCCATTAGACCCAGACTGGTTACCTGTGCCGCCACCGCCGCCACCGCCGCCTGTAGCAACAATATTACCTGTGGATGCGCCACTACTTGTGGAAAGTAAAACAGAGTTGGAACCCACAGCACCGCGATCAGTAGTATTTCCTGAACCAGCACCGCCAGCGCCAACAGTAATCCAAAGTTGCGTGTTAGCTGTTACGCCTGAGAATCCAGCAAGTAAGCCCCCCGCACCACCGCCACCTACAGACGCACCGCCACCACCAGCAACGACCAAATACTCCACATTCTGGGCAGGGATGCCAGTCCAGTTATTGTTTTTTACAGCTTGTGACACCTGCGAGAGTGTCCACATCCCTGAGAGTTGCGCCATGTCAGGCTCCTTGAGTTACTTCAACCCATGATGTTGTAGCTTCATCCCATGTGTGCATACCAGTGGTAGGCATAGGAACAGGAGAACCCCATAGGCAAGTATCTTCGTTTAGCACCCAGCTTGGGAATGGCTTGGGGGGAATGAAAGCGTCACGGGTAGAGTCGTATGTGTAACCGATGCCAGCGTAGTTTTTACGCAATGGGCGACCTTCAGGATGCTGACCGCCTTGCGTGTTGTAACTGGTCTGAATCCACAATGATGGATCACCCCAAGGATGACCTTCTTGGTTCAGCGTTTCCCAATCGACCACATTAACTTCTGTGACCACGCCGTTGATGACTTTAGCAAAATGTGCCATGTTTATTTCCTTTAGAAAGTTACAGTTCCGTTAGATGTCCAAGTGTAGATTTGGTATCCATCTGCGTAGTTTATCTGAGGGTTACCTGTTGTAGAAGTAGGAGGAGCACAGTTAGCAGGGTAACGAATGATTACGATGCCAGAGCCTCCAGCACCACCAGCAGTTGCAACAGTTGAGTTTCTACCGCCGCCACCGCCACCGCCTGTGTTTGCTGTGCCTGCTGAACCGCCAATATCTGCGCCTGTGCCACCATTGCCACCGCCACCACCACCGCCTAAACCAGTAATGTTATTTGAGCCGATACCACCGCCACCTCCACCAGCGTAGAACACTCTTGCACCTGTGATAGTAGAACAAATACCAGTGCCTCCATTGCCTCCATTGCGGACACCTTGTAATCCTACAGAACCAGCACCGCCACCGCCTCCAGCCCCATAAGGAGAAGATGGTTGCCCTGCACCGCCAGCAAAGCCTTGCCCAGAAGTTCCTGCTCCACCAGCATTTGATGTGCCGCCAGCACCGCCGCCACCAGAACCGCCTGAAGAACTCGCGTTAGAACCTTCTGCGCCTTTACCGCCGCCAGTAGATGTTATTGATGAAAATACAGAATTTACGCCATTTGTAGCAGTTCCAGAACCCGAACCAGCAGTACCACCAGCGCCAACAGTAATGGTCAAAGCACTACCAGCCGCAACTGCAAAACCAGCGGCAGTTAATAAACCGCCAGCACCGCCACCAGCCCCTGCTGAATAACCCGCCCCACCACCACCAGCAACCACAAGGTATTCAACCGTGGCTGTGACTCCGCTGGTTAGCGGGTTAAAGGTAGCCGATATGTAACCACCAAGGTTAGCCGACATGGATTAGCTCCAGTTGGCAGATTGCACTGCCGTGATGAATGATGGCATATCTTGAGCCGCAGTTACTGCCGCAGTCAAGCGGTCACATTCAGCCAAAATAGCCGCACGTTTAGCCACTGTCTCAGCAGGAATAGCCACACTGCGCTCTGCCTTGCGAATCACCATCCAGTCAGTCGTAGCCAGCATTGAGTTGGCTGTCTGTTTAAACTGAGCGATGTACTGTGACTTCAGACCCTTAGTTGTGATGGGTTCTGTTGCGTCTTCGGGCGTTTCAGTTACATCTTCCAAAGCCTTGGCTGTGTTGACGTAGTTGCGTGTGACGTAGGTGTCACCAACAGAGTAGCTACCAAAGGTTACCCAGTAGAAGCGTTCGTCTTCACGGTTGCCGTCAATGATTTCCTTGGCTCCATGCTGTGAGGCATACAAAGCCGTTGGTTGGTATTCGTTGGGGAACAACGTCTGAAGTTCACCGATCTGGGTGATTTCGTTGTTGGGGGTTACAAGTGCGTACATATTGAGTCCTATCGTGCGAGGGAATATTTAAATGGGGATTCGGCAAAACAAGCAAAGATGTAATTGTTGTTGCTTGTGTTAATGGTTGCTTGGTCACCACGAATTTTGAAGCCATTAGATGTAAAGTCCAAGACCAAAGATGAAAGCGTTGCTTCAGCACCAGAAGAATTTGGCAACAAATAGTTTGTCTCAACATTGGCTGTATTTCGTTTGTTATCGTACACAATCCACGCTGATGCCAATGTAGTGTTTTTAATCATGACATAAGCAGGTCTAAAACCTGTAAACACAAAAGGCCCATCAGCAACTCCATTGCCTGTATAAGAGCCAAACTTGCTATATCCTGCTACTTCTGCAAAGCAATAGGCGACCTCTGTCCATCCAGTAGCAAATGGGCCATTGGAATAAAATACAGTGCTTGTTGGCGTTGTGTTTTGCCAAGTGGCTGTGTTTGTAACAGCACTACCAGTGCTTTCCAAAAGTATGTATTTGTCTGCGCCAAGAGATGCGTGATAGCAAACCCAGTTGCTAGTGTTGTTTCTTGACTTCAAAATAATCATGCTTGGTGCAACACCAAGTCCATGCCCAATACTTCCGCTATTAGCCGAAGCAGTAAATGTCACCACGCTAAACCCACTCGTAGTGTTTGCGCTTACTGTTGAAGTGATAGAGCCTGATGTGTTGGTGACTGCGGTTGCGTTAGACGCTCTCCAGTTCCATGCAACATAGGGTTCACTGGACACGTTTTGATTGTCTGTGGAGTTAAGCGTAAAACCACTGCTGTTAATGCTAGAAAGCGCAGAACCCGCATATTCAGCCGTTGTCAAATCTGATGAAAGTACATAGTTAATTCCACGCACTGTATCCATCAAACGATGGTTACGAGCAACACTTCGGCTTTTAAGCCAAACCCAGTCAGGTTGGAAGCCAACAGTTACAGACTGCAAATCACCATTACCCGTATACAGCACAGGATTAAAAAACTTACCCGCTTGCGTAGCCGTAGTTGCCCCAATCGTAGGCGTTGGCAAGTTCTGTGTGCAAAGTGCTTTGAAGCCACTTGGGGCTGTGTAGGCAAATGGGCGTTGACCGAAGTTGACTACCCTTGTGGAGCTTGAAATACCACTCACACCAAAGAATAATGGCCCTGTCAAACCACTAAATGCTTGACCTTGACTTGTGCCATTCTTGTAAAAAGTAATTGTCCCCGCATCCATATCAAGGGCAACACCAATCACATCGCCATTTGTATAAGATGCACCATAGGCCGTGCCCGATGTAACGCCAGTGTATTTTTCGCCACTAGAATAATAACCCCATGAGTTTACGTTTTCGCCAAGATACGCGCTTGTGGTAAATGATTGATTTGCAATACCAACCATATGGTTGCCACTTGAGGTTATTGTCGCTTCAAAGTACCACTGACCACTTGTCATGCCAATGGTTGAAAGCGCAGTTGTCCATGACCCTGATGTGCTTGCATGGTTTAGGTTTCCATTTGCAAGGGTTGCACTTGCACCAAGATTTAATGGGTTAAGTGTCGAGTAATTCCCCCGCACAGTCCCACCCACACCAGTATCAGTTCCATACGATGTTGGTGAATCAACAAGAGAGTCATTACCCGCACCCGCAGTCACGCTGAAGTTATTAGGTGTCCAGTTGTTGCCGTTACCCGATGAATCAGCACCCAATGTAGCCGCTGTGGTGTTGCTGTTATCTGAGAAGTTCAGATAGAAGCCGTTAGTGCCGTACCCGCCAACATACTTTGCTGGTGACCAGATGCCTGTTGTTGGGTTGACATAACCAAATGATGTTGGTGTCAGGGCTTGACCATCAATAAGGTACATTTCGGTTATATAACCGTCAAAATAATTAGACGAATTATATGTATTTCTACCAATATTGTGGGCAACTGTAGAATTTACTGCGGTATCTAAGTTTTGAGTTGGGTTATTATTAGTAGTAAATGCTGTTACTTGACCGCCATTAACATACATCTTAACTCGATCTGATGCAGTTGCTTGCGTGGTATCTACTGCAACAACCAAGTGATACCAAGCAGAAATATCTCGATAGACGGCAGTTGTTGCGCGTAGTTCTGCCGCACCCGTACCACAAACAAATTTGTCACTTGAAAACGCAATATTAAAATAACCGCCTTCGTTAAGAGTAGGGCCAACAATAAAAATTGCTTCTTCACCACCTGAATTTAAACCACTGCGTTTAACCCAACCACTCCAAGTCCATGTTTTGCGGTTTGTGGCAGTTGCAGGAGTCCTGTTAAGGTAGGCCGAGTCAGCACCATTAAAACGCAATGACCTGCTAATTTGATATTCAGAAACAACTGTAGGCGTTGTTGGAGCCAATGTGCCGTTTGCTGTGAAGTTGTGGACAATGTATCCATTGCTATAGGTTACTGTACCGCCAGTGTAGAACTGCACGTTGCCGGGGTATCTGACCACTACGATGCCTGAACCGCCAGCGCCGCCAAGACCATCTCCACCGCCATATCCACCACCGCCTCCACCACCACCTGTGTTTCCACCGCCAGTAGCTCCTGTAGTTACGCTATTGGTTCCGCTTCCGCCACCGCCTACACCGCCTGTGCCTGCCGTGCCACCTTGCGAACCACCACCACCGCCTCCAGCATAAGTGACTACAGACCCCGTAATAGCAGACGCAATGCCTGCACCGCCATTACCAGAAACCGTAGTTCCTGAACCACTAATTCCAACAGTACCAGCACCGCCTCCACCGCCTGATGGATAGCCTGTGCCAACAATCAATCCATTGCCGCCAGCATTACCTTGACCTGATGTTCCTTGACCGACAGAATATCCACCAATACCAGCAGAGCCTACACCACCGCCAGAGCCACCAGACCGACCAGAAGATATTGATGGGCCAGTAGTAGAGCCATTTGAACCCCCACCGCCACCGCCAGTCGTTGAGATAGCACCAAATACTGAGGCAACACCATTGCTTCCTGCTTGGGTTGTATTTGGCCCACCAGAGCCGCCACTACCAATAGTTACAGTGTAAGAAGCACCAGCCGAGACAGTCACAATGCCTGTCAACAAGCCACCAGCGCCAGCGCCGCCACCAACACAACCACCACCACCGCCACCAGCAACAACAAGATACTCAACCCATCTAGGGGCGATGTAACCCGACCACGCGCCTTGGCTGATGGCTTGGTTAACTTGCTTTAGATTGAATAGACCTGTTGCCATATAACCTCAGAATGTAATTGTTCCAGATGCCACGAATTTATACACCCGATACTGACCCGCAATGTATGTTGCTGGTGATCCAGTTGTTGATGCCGCAGGAAGTAAGTATGAAGGATAACGGATGATGACTATGCCAGAGCCGCCAGATGCTTGATTGGTAGCACCCCCGCCACCATAATCAGGTGCGCCACCAGCACCGCCACCTGTATTTGGCAATCCATCCGTACCTTTAGATTGCGTATTGTTTGTTGATGATGCACCAACACCGCCGCCATAAGTGGTCAATCCTACAACAGTAGTTGTATTTTTTCCACCACCAGAACCACCACTTCCATACACTTGTGGTGATCCTGAGATAGTAGAAACAATCCCAGACCCACCTGCACCTGTAAGACCAATATTTCCATCTGTACTTCGTCCAGCAGAGCCAGCACCCCCACCCCCACCACCAGTTAAAATTGAGGAACCATTACCTGCACCGCCACCACCTGCGTTTCCTTGTCCTACTGTGCCAGCAACAACTGTTGTAACAAAATATCCACTACCGCCAGCAGAACCACCAGTGCGACCAGTTGAACCACCCGCACCGCCGCCACCTAAAGCAGTAATAAAACCAAACGAAGAACTAGACCCATCATTGCCTGTACCAGTTGTGCTTCCAGCACCGCCAGCGCCAATAGTTACGGTAATGCTTGATCCTGCGGTAACCGTGTATCCTGTTGCAGTTAAAACACCGCCAGCACCTCCACCACCACTAATAGCACTAGTAGTACCACCCCCGCCAGCCACGACAAGGTATTCCACCGTTGTGACAGGGTAGTTAAGGCCGTTATAGGTGGCAGATAAAACGCCTCCCGTATATCTCTGAGACATAGAAGTCTCCTAATTATGTGATTTCTTCAAAACTAATCGTTGCAACCAAGTCACCAGCCGCGCTTGCAATTGCACCAATTGATTGGTTCTCAAGCAGATAGAACGTAGTCGTCTTATCAGTCACAATTAACGAAGCATCCGCTGGGATTGAAATGGTCGAAGCAATTGCAATCGCTGTTCCACCCAAAGCCGCCGCAGAGTAAATGTTTACTGTGATGTCAGCCGCAGATGTGCCATCAATGTTAGCAACCACAATCGAGTTGATCTTGAAGACCTTGTTACTAGATGCGGCGTTTGAAGCTAGTTGCGTTGCGCTTGTGCCTACAGCAACAGAGAGCGAGTTACCAACGATGCTGGTGACATTAACAATATTTGGATTTGCCATGATGGTTCCTTACAGACCGAAGATGAGTGAAAAGGCGATAGCTTGACCTTTGGTTGCAAATGATGGAGTTGCAAAAGTAAGGTTGCCAGAGCCATCAGTTTGAATGACTTGGTTTGCTGAACCATCCGCAGTGGGGTACTTTAAGCCAGCAGGGTTGTTCATGATGCGCTTGACAGTGCCTGATGCGTTTTCGGCGTACAGAGCCATGTCGGTGTCGGCGATGTTGAAGCCGAGTTCGCCCGGCAACAAGTTAGCCGCCAACGGCACAGCCGCCCCTGTCGTCGTGCGATAAAGCTGAATAGGTGTAAAGCCTGTTGCCGCCATAGTGTTACCTCAAATTCTCAAGTTTGTACAAAGTCTTCATGTGCAACGCTGTCAACTCATCAATGATGTTCTCCAGCGCAGGCACATTCTTGGCTATCTTTTCACGATTTTCGGTCAGCCAAATTATATCGTCGTGAATCATTTTTGTCGTGTTTTCCACGCTTCCTTCGATTTCACCCAAAAGCCCAAACCCGCCTTGGTAGGCTTCGACATACTTATCCAAATTGTCGATCAGGTCTTCGTAGTAGTGACCTAACGCTTTGTGCTCTGAATAACTGTTCGTCTTCCAGTGCCTGATGTGCGCGGCGTTACGAGCCTTAAACATTCGGTTGATGAGTTCTTCTACCATCAGAATGTGCCTCCGTTGATTCCAACAAAAGTTGTACCTGTGATAGTTGTGCCCGTGATAGCGGCGGCTGTTGTGCCACCAATAACCATATTGTTGATCGTGCCAGCGGTAGCAGGGTTAACCGTTAATGTGCCAGTGCCAGTAGGCGCAATTGAAATTGTTGCGTTGGCTGGGTTCATGTTAAACGCGCCATCAAGCGTCAAGTTAACACCACCACCCGCACCCCATTGAAGAACAGGTGCTGAACTTGAAGTTCTTAAAGCACCACCACCAGAGCCTGAAGCATCAAAATTAGTACCAACAAACTTTGTACTTGCAGTAATTGTTGTGCCTGTTACTGCCGCCGCTGTTGTCGCGCCAACAGTTGTTCCGTCAATTGCACCACCAGTCACCGCCACAGAGTTTGCATTCTGCGTGGACATGGTTCCCAAACCTGAAATGTCAGTGTTTGGAATAGTCGATGAAGCTGTAAGAGCTGAAGTTCCAGAACCTTTGACATAACCTGTCAATGTAGTAGCACCAGTGCCACCATTGGATACCACAAGGGTTCCAGCTAAAGAGATTGCTCCAGAGGTTGCCGTGCTTGGAGTAAAGCCTGTAGTTCCTGCGTCAAAAGTAGTCACACCGCCCGCAGGGGCTGGTTGCCACGAGGCAGTTGTGCCGCTGGATGTTAGCAAATAGCCATTAGAACCAATCGCCAAACGGGTGGCGCTGTTAGTGCCATTGCCAAGGATCAGGTCACCAGTCGTGGTGATGGGCGATAAAGCATTAAATGCCGCAGAAGCTGTTGTCTGTCCAGTACCACCAGAGCCAATTGCAAGGGTCGCTGACAGACCAGCCGCAGTGCCTGTGGTGTTCTGGTTCCATGTAGGAATAGAGCCAGCCAAGTCTGCGTAACCGATGCTAACAACACCAGTCTGACCGTTGACAGAACTAACCAAGTTAGTTTGGTCAATCTTCTGCCAAACTGTACCGTTGAAGATAGCCCAGTCACCAACCTGCCAGTCAGTCACGCCATTCAAATTGGTCGAGCCAGCAACAGAGACAATGTAGTAGTAACCGTTTACACCCACACTAGAAGTCAATGTAGGCGTGTTAGTCGACGCATTCCATGAACCTTGAAACGACAAACCACCCGTAAAACTTGCAGTTGTGACGCTTGTGATCACACCTTTAGCATTGACGGTCACCACAGGAATTGCAGTGGACGAGCCATAAGTGTTAGCAGTCACACCAGATGCTGGCAAGTCTGCATTAACTAGCGCACGGAAAGCTGTAGGTGCGGCGGCTCCAGCGGCAGGGCCAGCGTAGACCACATTGGCAGGCTGATCCACCACCAACAGTGCAGAACCCCATGTAGGCGCTCCTGCACCACCAGAGACTAATACTTGACCAGCAAGCCCAACTGGGCCAATGTACAAGCCATCAGCGCCAGACCAAACAATAGCGCCAGCCGCAGGCACTAAGCTCCGCGCTGTACCACCGTTGCCTAAACCAAGGATGTTATCGACTTCATCATCAGCAGACAAGTCAACAGCAGGGTGTTTGTGATCGCTACGGGCAATTGTGTTTGCAACACCTGCTGAGCCAGTTTGGAAACCAGACTCTGGCGCACTAGCGCTGTAGCTTGCGGCTAAGGTGACATTGCCACTCAGTGCTCCACCACCAGTTAAACCATTACCAGCAATCACTTGTGTGCTAGTAGGAACATAACCTGAGATCGTTGCAGGGATTGTAGTCGCCGCAGTAACTCGACCTGTGCTGTCAACAGTAAAAACTGGGATGTTTGTCGCATCGCCATAAACACCAGAAGTTACACCTGAAGCGGCTAACTGAACAGAACCCACACCACCGTTAGCGATGCTCAGGGTCACATTGCCTGTTAGAGCACCACCACCAGTCATGCCTGTGCCTGCAATCACTTGGGTGCTTGTGGGCACGCCTGCAACGCTTAACAGATCACCAACACGGATTTGGTAGTTGTTGCCCTGATAGACGATCATCATCAGGCTGTTTTCGTCAGCCACAGGAGCGACAGGTAACTGCGTGATTCGGGTCGGTATCAGATTACTTGGGACATCAGACATTTAAAACTCCAAATAGCTATTACCGTCTTCAGTGATGAAGAACTCGTCGCCTGCTTCTTGTATCACACCAGCAGGGCGGGTGTTGACAGGGGTGTCAGGGCGGTTGAAGGGCAATATGATTTTATCAGGGGCGCGGGGCGCGAGGCGGTAAGGATCGTATTCGTCGACATCTTCGGCGCAGACCATCAGCCCCGGGTAGTTCGGGTCGCTCTGCAACTCTGCCATCAAGAACTTGCGCGAACAGCGTGCGCAGATCGCAATGCCATAAGTCGCTTCGCCTGTTGGGTCTAAGAAAACGCTCATTTGGTGTAGACCCCAATGCCCGGGTTAATCTGGATCGACGACCCATCATTGTCCCCATCCCATGCGCGTTGCACGCTCATCGCCGCCTTCTGCTCTAGCATAGGTATCAGCGCCACATCCACCGCTGGAGTCTCTGCGGCAACCTTAGCGGCAAGCCCATCCACAATCGCTTGTAGCCATCTCTGAGGCACTTCCACATCTTGTTGGAGGTTCTCTGTGTCCATGATCTGGCGATGCCGCCACAGCACAAGCTGGGCAAGCTCAGCGTAGTCTGCGGGAGCGGGCCACAAGTTCACGACAGGGCGAGGGAGGTCGCGTTGATACCAAAAAGTGGCTGGGCGGCCCGGGAACACCTTGTTGCTCTGATTCACATACCCATCCCGATTCAGCACACCTAGCGGAATCTCTTGTGGCAAGTTGCCAAGCGTGACTAGCGTCAGCGTCATCGGTGATGTTGAGGTGAATCTGAAGTATTGGTAAGGCAACGCACCAGAAATATCAGTCCAAACGATCTCACCAGCCGCCGCAGTCGCTGTTTGCGTGCCCACAGTCGTCCAAGACGAGCCATTTGTGCTGACTTGGAAGGTAACAGGCACTGCCGCCGCTCCCCACTTGATACCAATCGTGTCAACAGTGGTTGTGGTGGTGAAATTTACTGTGTAAGCAGTCGAAGTGATGGTCGTCGCACCAGTTAACTGCTGAATTTGACGATAATTCAAGTTCAGCACATCAACAGTACCCAAAGGAAGGGTCACAATCTGCTGATTTTGGTACATTGGCAAGATTACATAGTCAATACACCAGCTAGGTGTACGAATGTTCGCCAATTCTGACAAAAACAAGTAGAGGGATTCGAGCGCGTAGCTCTGCATTTCGCCAGAAATGGCTTGAGCAGGCAGTCTACAGCGCCTGAAAGCGTGGTCTACGACTTTCAGCGCATTAAATGTAGTGCCGCTCACATTACCAGAAAAAGCCATGCTAACCCCGCATTGTAGTCAGGATGCTTGCTGATCCAGCACGCTCTTATTGACGAAAATTATAGTTTATTAAGTCAGAAAAAACAACTTAACAATTAACTTTTGCTTTCATTGCCCTGCCACCCTTTTTCATGGGGGAGATCATAGGCTCACGAGGTGCAACTGGCATCTGGCGGCGAGGAGCAGTGATACCCAAACCCTTTTGGGCAGGAGGAATCATGCCTTGACCACCACGAGGGCCAATGTTCTTCACGGTCTGTGACTTCATCATCTCTTCTTTTTGCATGCGAGGTGACTCAGTCTTCTCGTGCTTAGCCATTTCCTTGCGGCTGGCGTACATCTCGCCTGTCTTGGCTTCTTTCATGCCACCTTTAGCATAGCCACCCTTAGCCATCTTCATGGCAGGGCCACCACTCTCGTAGTTGCAAGCCTTCTCATTGAAGTCAAAGTCCTTGACATATTTCATTTTTGCCATGATTTATCCTTGTGGGTTAGCGTATGTCTTGATGCATTCAAGAACAACACAGTACATATCACCTGCTGAAGCATCTAGGGTAGTAAACAGCACATCACCAGTTACACCAGCGCCTGCGTTGTTTGGAATACCACCAAAAGATGACAAGTCCATCAGATAGTTTGAGTTCTGAGGAATCATCCATGCAAACACATCCGTTGTGGCATCCCAAAGAATGCGCACTTCCATGCCATGTGTCGTTGCAAAAATCTTGTTCAGCTTTACACCATTACAAGCATTGCCAGAAGCACTAGCACGCAATGTAGAAACATCGATCTTAATTACACCAGTCTCACCAGTGCCATCAGAGATATTTGTAAATTTAGCAATAAACAGTCTCTCGCCATCGAGGATCGTTTGCGAAGCTACAGCATCAGCCATTATGTTCTCCTGTTTCAGTTGTTTCAACCACTTCAGGCGAGTCTAAACGCCTGATTAACATCTGGTATGCACTCACTGTAGCCTGCGCTTGAGTCAGGAAGATTTCAGCCTTCCTGATCTCAGTTTGCAAATCAACAATTTCTGCTTCCAGAAATTCTTTAGTGATTTGCATATTAGCTGAATGTAGCGTAAGCAGGGATGTAATAGACTGTGCCGCCAATCATCACTTTGACTGCTTTAGCCACAGTGGTAACTGAAGTTGCAGTTGGTGCAATTGTTGCCGCAGGAGCGGTTTCAATGTTCATCAACAAAGGAATTTCACCTGTGTTTGTGCCGCTGTCAGACACGCGAATAAACGAGGCTGTGGCGGGCAAAGTTGCATTGACGGTGTAGGCAGTGTCCAGTTGGATAACAGCCAGAGTGCCACCGGGCGTGGCATCCGAACCCCCCAAAGTCGCACGAATTGCATTAGCCGCACCAGAAATAGTGGCTGATGCACCGTCAACACTTAAAGAAATGTGAGCGCCGTTGATTGTGCCAGCTGTAGCCGCACCAGTACCAGTCACAACAGAAAAAGCACGAAGAGTTTCGCCTGAACCTGTAGAGGTAAAGGTCAACTTTTGGTAGCTCAAACGAGTATCGCCAGTGGTTGCAGAAGTTGTAGCAAAAGCGGCGTTAATGTTTTCCGCTGTAGTTACAGAAAGGGGGGCAGATGAAGTGCCAGTTTCAAAGCCGTTAAGCGATACGACTGGGCCTGTGAAGGTAGTTGTTGCCATGATGTTTCCTTACATGCAAGTGATGCGCAACCGTCTGCATGTCGTCGGCAAGGGCGTGCCGTCTGTTGCGCGTGGATTAAATGTGCCCAGCAAACACCCCCCTTTCGGAGAGTGTTCACTTGATACTTTAGTTAAAGATCAAACGCCCGCAGTGCCATAAATACCGCGAGGATCAGTCCAACCGAAAGTATAACGCTCGGTGGCTTTGTAGCGCATTGAATCAGTCTCGAAGTCGCCTTCCATAGACTTTTCCAAACCACGGCGCATCAACAACTTCAAGCCTTCTGGTGCATCAGTCTCAATCCACCATGCAGTGGTTGATGTGATACGAGACAAGTTAGCTTGACCATCAGCCAGCAAGCCCATGGACTTAACAGGGTTGATGTCGTTGTCAGCAGTGCCTGTACGCAACACACTCTTCAACAGAACTTCGGCTTGGAACACATTAGATGGGCCAGACACGATCTTGGTAGGAGTCAAGCGGATACGCTTGCCGTTGTTGTCAACAGCGTTACGAATCTGAATGAGCAACTGCTCAAGAGAAGTTTGTGAAAGAGCGGCGGCAGTAGTAAGCTGGTTACTGAAAGTGCCATTCACGATTGGGTGAGCCGTGTTAACCAAAGATACGCCATCACCACCAACATATGAGCCGTTAAATGCACGGTTCAAAATGTTAGCGCCAAGGGTTTCCTTAGTCTCAATCAGTGACTGTGCCAAGTGTTTGGCATAGGTCTGACCGATACGGATGTGATCACCGTCCTCAACCAAGACTTTGGTCAAGCTGAATGCCAAACCGTAGACTTTGTAGAGGTAGCGTTGCAAGAACAATACGCCACCAGATTGGTAGCTTACTGCCATGCCATCAGGCAACTCGGGAGCCGCGCCGAAACCGTACAAGACGGGTTCTTCGTGGTAGTTACGAGGAATGCCTTTTTGCTCACGGAAAACCATCTTCCATTCATCAGCACGCTGATTGTAAACGCCGTCAAAGACTTCGTTCAGGATTGGCTCAACAACGGATCGAAAGTCCGTACTACGCATTGGGGTAGCCATAATTTAGCCCTCCTTATACCGAGTTCACTGCGGCTTTGTAGTGGTGTTCGTTGATACGAACAGTCACAACAACATAAGCGTCAGTGAGGGAGTCGTTGATTTCATATCCAAAGCCAGTGATCTGGAATTGACCAGAAGTGGCTTGAATGGCGGTCAGGTAGGTGTTAGACAAACCTGTTTGGGTGGAGCCACCGGGCGAGGCCACAGTCCAATCACACTCTTCACCAACAGCCGTTTGAACGGTTGTGCCAGCGGAGGGGTTGTTGTACTGAACATCAAACAGTGTTTCAGGATCATCATAGACCCATGCAGTGATCTCTGTACCAGTCGTTCCAGAAGGAAAGAAAGGGGAGATCGTTGGTTTACCAGTAGCGTCCAAATACTGTACACCTGCAAAGATGCCCAGCAAAGAAACGCCGTCTGTAGTACCTGAACGAGTGCCGTCCGAAGTACCTAGTTGAATTACACCGTTGTCGGTTAACTTAACGGGATCACCGCTAAAAATGTTAGCCGCATAGGTGCTCGCGATTACATAGGCTTTTGGGCGCATCTGACCACTGTTGTGGAAAGAAGCACGAAAGCCAAAGGGTGCGCTAGTCGATGACATATTGCTCCTAATGGATTAAAAGGTTTCGTCAGGAAAGATCAAAAAGAGCTTCCCGCTGTTGTCCTATTTCCAGATTGCCATCTCCCACAGACAGCTTCGACTTAGATGCACGGGCTTGTTGCTCGAGGAATTCTGCGGTGTCGGTCAATTTCTCTTCCTCACGCAGTGGCGCATCGTGGTGCGCTTCCTTCATGTACGCCTCATAAAGAGACATGGGGAGCTTAAAAGCAAGCATCTCGTTCACCCCGATGAATCCAGACCAATCGCCAGTCTTGAGGGTCGCGTATTCCCAGCCCGGGATATCCTCGGGCTTCAGCGGCTCATATCCAAGACGGATGCGCATTTGTATAGAGTCACGAGGGTTAGTCGTGGTCAGCCAGCAACAGTGCCAGCCGGGGATTCTTGGCAGATCAGGCAGTGAAGACTGAAAAAACTGCTGACGGAACATCTCAATCCGCTCATTCTCGGTCACCTCGCGATTTTCCGTTACGGCGCGATCTGTCATCGCACGCCCCACGCGATTCTCTCCAGCGGATTTCTTCATTCGTTCGTCGGTCATTACTCGCTCCTTTCAGCGATTGGAAAAATTATACGACTTATTTGTTAATTTGCAAATAAATCAAGATTTGTTGTTTCTATCATACTCTGCGTAGCGCTTGACATACTTCATGCGCAACACAGGATCGTCCCAAACGCCTGCATCCACGAGGGCTTGCTTGCGGTCTGGGCTAATGTAAATCTCTTTACGAGTAGATGTTGGCGCGTATTCACGACCTGACCCAACAGTAGGGCCACCACGGGCAACACGCTCTTCGCGGTCTGCCTTTGGTGCTTTGCCAAACTGCTCTGGCAAGCGGCGTGCAACTCGTGCCCGTAACTCATCCCAGTAGTCTTCGCTTCTAGGATCGTGACCTTCCTTGTTCATGGCTTGGTCAATCGCTAAAACAATAGCTGATCGCTCATCACCACCTTGGGGGTCGTACCACTTGTTCTCTTCTAAGAACTCTTTAGCATGCATCATCGCTCTGTCGTCCATAGCCTGTGGAGCTTGGGGAGGGCGCTGTGTAGCTTGTTGTTTGTGGTAGTTGAGTTGGTTAACCTTGGCAAGAGCTTCGTCGCGGTAACGCATAGCTTTAGCTACATCTTCACCGTTTCCAACCTCTACTGCTTTAGCGATAACTCGATCAGCCATTTGAGCTTCGTTAGCCGCTCTAGCAATCTGAGCATCAATTTGACCTAAGTCGCTTTGGAAGGCTCGTTGTTCTTGAGCAGACATGC